GAAATATCATCACACGCTGAGGGGCGTAAATGAGGCTGTTTTGGTGGAGAGATACCGGCGGGGTGGCTGTAACCGAGTCTGCGGAGCTATCACTAGACCGTGACGCAATCTGCCACGAGCTGCGCAACGCCCTGGCAGGTATCCAGTATGAGCGCAAACAGATAGCCAAATCACTGATCACGATCCAGACGCACATGGCACGGATAGAGGCTGCGCTAAGATGATGGACCCGAGGCAGAAATTGATTTTGTGGCTCTCTGGTTTCGTGACCGGGGTAGCGATCATGTGGTGGCTTACATGACCCGGGGAGAGCTGATCGAGATTATCCACGAGGCGCTGGAACCACTCAAGTTGTACTCGGATAGGGTATTGCCATTACTGCTTGGAACGTGCGCGGTGGAAAGCTCGTTCGGACGGTTGCGTGTTCAGCTTGGTGGTGGTCCCTCTCGTGGTATTTACCAAATGGAACCGGCCACGTTCCGGTGGCTCAGTACAAAGTACGGCAAGCGGTATCCCTCGGTTTCGGAATACTCGTTTGCAGACCAGCAGACCGACGATCACCAGGCCACAGTGATGGCACGCCTTTGCTACTTGGCAGTCCCGGAGCAGCTTCCAGACGCCTGTGACCTTATTGGCCAGGCCGCATACTGGAAACGCCACTACAACACCTACCTGGGGGCCGGGACAGTCGAGAAGTATATGAAGGCATATCGGCTCCACGTCGGAGATGTGAGCTGATGACACCATCTAACCACGAGTGTTGCCCGGTGCATGTTGAGTTCTCCAAACGGATTGACGACCGCTGGGACAATCACCAGCAGGCCCACCGACAGCGAGAGGAGGAAATGTGCGACAAGATCGAGCGCATATTCGCTACCGTCGCCAATCTTGACCGGAAGCTGAATTGGATATTGGGCGGGGCTGCAATCGGGATACCAGCCCTGCAATTGATACTGCACCTCATGAGCCAGAGAGGACACCCATGAAACGACTCACCATCATTCTGTTGCTGTGTGTAGCCCTCGCTACGGCGGGTTGCTCGACCTTTCAGAGCTACCAAGCCGGAGAGCGCGGCTGGCAGGCTTTGGCCGTTGCCTCGTGCCAGGACCTTGAGCTTGCTTCGGTGGGCGCGAGTGCCGCCGTTGCTTGGAGCAAGATATACTTCCCAAACCAGCAGGAGGCTTTCGCCAACACCATTGAGCCTCTGCTGTGCCAGATCGTTGCCGGGGTAGATGCCTACTGTGCCGCTGTCGAGCTTGTGCGCGACGCGACCGGCTTTGTGGACGTGCTCGAGAAAAAGAGCGAGCTCCTCGCTCTGGTCGAACGGCTTGAGCTGCTGATCGAGGCGGTGAAGAAATGATCGAGTCCAAAGGCGCACTGACATCAAAGATCAACTGGCTAGGCATCCTGATCCTGGCGACCACGGCACTGCAAGATCCGGTCTTTGCTGGCCTGTTTGGGAGCCTGATCCCGCCAGGCATTATCGACCGCCTGGGCTACCTGCTTGGCCTGCTGGTCATGTACTTCCGCTCCAACGGCGACCTCAACGTGCCGGTGGACTGGAAGCGGCCGCTGTCGGGGCCCGGGAAGTGACCGAATGGCTGTCAGGGCCAAAGCCAAGAGCAAGCGCCGGGCGGACACCTGGGCGAGGCGGGTTGAGCGGTTCCATGAGATCCTGCGCGACCAGCATCAAGGCGCCGGTCTGTATCTCGAGAAGCAAGGGATCAACCCTTCCACCCTGGCCGAGGAATTGGCGGAACAGCTTAAAGCCACGAAACAGCAGGTGTTTTGTTACAAGGGCGACCTCGTACTGTCTGATCCCATGGTTGACTGGCAGACAAGGGGCCGGGCGCTGGAGGTGGGAATCAAGCTGTGGGGCATGATGCCGCCTGAGAGAAGGGAAGTGAGCGGGCCGGATGGAGGACCAATACAATCAGAAGCGCAACTCGCTATTTCGGCCGGACCCGGCATACGCTCCATTGTTGAGCGCCTTGAGAGCAGCGGCATCGCAGGGCCTGGACCGGAGGACGCTGAGTGAGCTCCAAGACTACTGCATGCGGGACCTCTACTTCTTCAGCAAGTACGTGCTGGGAATGTGGTGGCTCTGCTGGGAGCCGCACAAGGAATTTTGCGAGGAGATTCAGCGCGATCGGCACAGACATCTCTATCTCCTGCCTCGGGGTCACTGCAAGAGCCGTATCTACAGCATTGCGGACACTATCCGTCACAATCTCATCAAGCCGAGCGAGCCCATCGGGTTGGGGTCTGATACCAGGCTCAGAGCGGTCAAGCGGATGCGCGGGATCAAATATCACCACGAGAGCAACCCGGTTTTCCGGTCGCTGTTCGCTGACCGGGTATGGCGCAGTCCCAAGGACCGGCGCGAATGCCCGAAGTGGGGGGAAGATGAAATCTTTCTGCCAGGGTACATCTCGACCGAGGAGGCGAGCATTACCGCGTTCGGCATCGAGGCCATGCCGACCGGGAGCCATTTCGGGAGGATCAAGTTCGATGACCTGGTGGTTCCCGAAAACACGACCAACGGCGAGCAGATGGCCAAGCTCAAGGATGCTTATGCCCTGGTGCGATCATCGATCCTCACCACTTACGGGAATGTCTCGATCTGCGGAACGATCTACGACGACGGAGACCTCCACCGCGAGATGGAGGAGAGCGGGGACTACACGGTGTATAAGCGACCGGCTGAGTGGATGGAAGTGGATGAGGATGGTGTCAAGCGCCGGCGTACGCTCTGGCCGGTACAGTATGGACCTGCTCAGCTTGATTCGATCAAGCATGACCCGCTGGTGTCGAGCTACATCTATTCATGCCAGTATTTGCTCGACCCTGTTCCGGAGGACGGCGACTCGTTTTTCCAGGTGGGCTGGTTTCCTCGGTACGACTATGCGGACCTCAAACATCTGCTCAAGCGGCTCAAGTTCTATGCCGGCGGAGACCTGGCGATCAGTGAGAAGGACAGTGCGTGTGACACGGCACTCCCGGTGGTGGGGCTGGATGTCAACAACGAGCTTTATCTTGTGGACTGCCCAAAGGGTCACTGGGACAGCCTGACGATTGTGGACAAGATGACGGACTTGCAGGCGCGGTATCGCATGGGACTATTCGGGGTGGAGGCGGAGAACATCGCCAGGACGATCATGCCCTTCCTGAAGGTGCACATGCAGGAAACCGGCATTTACATCAACGTGGAGCCGATGAGCCCGCTCAATGACAAGCTGACCAAGGCCAGATCCCTTCAGGGCCGCGCACGGCAGGGGGCAATCTGGCTACCCAAGAAGGGGCCGACGGCCCCGGATTGGCTGTTTGATGTGGAGCTCCAATTGAGGCGTTTCCCGCGCGGGAAAGAGAAAGACATTGTGGACGCCCTGGGCGTGGTATGCCGGATGCTCGATAAGCAGGTGCGGCCACGGACGGAAGAAGAGATCCGGGCGACCCGGGACCGCGATCACTACGAACCCTTGGACAAGGCGGCGGGGTACTGAGTCATGCTTCACACCCAATATGGCCTGATTGGCGACAGGATACCTGGCAAGCCGGACCTGTGGTCTACCGGTCACATGCTGTACGACCTGGCGGCCGAGCATTCCAAAGTAATCGACGGGGCGATCCTCCAGGCTTTGCAGGAGATCGAGGGGCGGATTCCGGATCACGAAGAAATGAAGCAGCTCTCAAAAATTCTGCACGACGAGACCAACAACTGGATGATGACGATCCTTTGGAAGGGCAACGTGATCCTGGAAGTGTCGGCCCCGGAGGCGATCACCGTGGGCGGGAAGACCGTGATCAACCGAAGAATCAAGCAAGCCTGGAAGCAAAGGACCGGGAACAGCCATGGCAGACACAAGGGATAAGCTCGCGTCCTACCTGGTGGACGATTTGCTCAACTGGATGATGGAAGAGCGGCGGAACCTCATCGAGGAGCAATGGCGCGCCAACGACGACGCTTTCCGTGGTCGCTACGATTCCTCCACGCTCAAAAAGTGGAAGACTTCCGAGGGGCAAGGCTGGCGGTCCAAGGTATTCGTGCGACTGACGAAGCAGAAGGTTGTTACCGGGTACAACAACCTGCTCGCCGTGATGCTGCAGAACGGGAGGCTGCCGTATGAGTTGGAGCCCACTCCCGTCCCGGAAGACATGGCCGGGAGGATGCTCCCCGAGCCGGAAGCCTGGGCGCGTTGTGAACGGATGTCGAAGCAGATCCGGGATGATCTGGACGAATGCCGGGCTGAGTCTCGCTACATGACGGCCGCCATGGTTCTGGCGCTCTACGGCATGAGCTGGATTCGTGGGCCGGTTCTCAGACGACGCAAGGTAACGCGGCGAGTGCTGGCGGTTCCCGGGTTCGGGTACGACGCCGGGCCACAGCTCCTCTCTCGCTACGGCCGGCACACGATGGGTGTCGAGACGGTATGGCGCCCTGTTATGGAGGTGCTCAATCCCTGGTCCGTGTTTTGGGATTTGGAGACCAGTGACCACCAGGAGGGGCATGGAGTTTTTGTCAGGGAGATGATGAGTTACGGTCGGTTCCTGGATCTGGCGGAGACACCAGGGTACGACGAACAGGCGATCAGGGACATTTTGAGCCAGTTCAAAGACGACGATTCCGGCGAAATCGACCAGAGTCACGGACCGTATGCTGAGGCTCTGCTGAAGCGGCGGAGGGTGGTCCCTGTGATTGAGTTTTTTGGGAGGGTTCCAAGGCGCTACATCGAGAAAAGCGACAGGTGGTCGGTGGACCTGTCGCAAGTCAGGACCTCGAAGGAAGTTGAAATCCACTGCGTGGTAGCCAAGGGGAAGAGTCCGGTGGTGATTCGCAAACCGGTTGTCAATCCTTTCCCCTATCGACCTGTCTACCGGGCACTGTGGGAAGAGGTCCCGTTCGAGGCCGGGGCGCTCAGCGTGCCGGAGAACATGCAGGACAGCCAGAGCATGGTGAACGGGCTGGTCCGGAGCATGATGGACAACAAGAGCCTGTCGAGCAATCTGTTGCTCTGGTGGAACGCCTCCAAGATGGC